CACGACGTGGCGGTCTTGGTGTTCTATCGATCTGATAAAGAACACGTGTAGAAGTAGAAACACGACGAGCAGGAATTGCTTCGTACACACGGTCACGAACAAAGTTAGCTGTACGACTATTAACAATAGTACGTTCTTTAGAAAGAGTTACGCCAGTGGAGAAATATGTAATAGTTCCCTGAGAGTCAAAGTCTGCATCAGAGTTACTAAGGTTATCTGTCAACTTAAAATCTTTCTCGCCAGTTCTAAACTTCATGGTATCAGTGTTTGGTAGATAGAATACACCAAACGCATTACCAGCCTCATCAGATCTAATTCCAGCACCAAGAGTTGTCATAACTGGAAGAGTTCCAGCCGTTGTATTACCATTAATACCTGTGATCGTCGCACGATTTCTAGTAGAACCAGTGAAGGAAACATTTCCAGTAACCGATTCAGCGATAGAGAAACCATTCTTAATGTTAACGACATGCATGTCTTGCACTAAAGGATCAACACCATTAGTGTCAAAACTATCAACTAAGCCATCGGCAATAACAACACCAGATGCACGTAGTCGGAATAACTTACCACCATCAGTACCTCTGTATGCTAGCTTATTGTATGCATCGAACGGAGCAATTGTTTTACCATCTAAACTAACCAAAGTTACTGTAGTTCCACTAATTGCAGAGATCTTAAATACTCTGTTATTCATTTGCTTTGATGTCAATAGTGAACGATTAATAGATGTAAACTGTTGTCTGGTTATTGGATCGTAAGTAACGATGTTACTTAAAGCACCCGCACCCATGTTATAAATCTGAACATGATGCCCAACACCAAGACCAGTTACGCTATTCAATGTTAGCGAGAAAGATGGTAAACCTAGTGGGTTTACTGCGGCATCAATATGAGTTAATGTTTGAATTGTTGCAGGAGTATGTGCACTGTTTGTAATAACGTCACCAATCTGGAACGCTGGCTCAGCCTGAGATCGATATGTTCTTGCAGAGTCTGTTGCAACAACAAGATTTCTAACAGACTCTAAATCGAATTTCATAAAAGTTGCGCCAGAAGCACGTGTCAACTTAAATACATCTGCTTGTTGACAAACAGAAGTTACTGCCTCATCATCAAAGAATGCATAAAACTTAGTCATTGGCTTTAAGTTTTGCGCTAAGAAAGTTACTGGACGTGCTCTCATGAACTCGGCAAACGAGATGTCTACAACTCTATCACCATAGTCGATTTGGTTAACACTGCTCTGTAAAGAAGTCTGTATACCAGTACGAGAAGTTACACCAGTATCAACTGTAGTTGTTGTTTCGTATCCAGTTGTTACCCAACCACGAGTACTTTCCGAGTTTGAAGTGCTAGATGAAGAACCTGTCCATTGAGTTTGCCATGCGCCCCATTGAGTACCAGTAACCCCCAATGTGTCTGCCATAAACTTTATAGCATCGAAGTTGTTATCGTCTGTTACAACTAAGTCTGGACGACGATCAGTATCTTTCCAGTTATCACCTTCTGGGACTAAAGTAATTTCACCTTTAAACGCTGCAACCTTATATGGGTTAACGTCAATAGTACGTGTGCCATATGGGTTGAATACAGTTAAGGAAGTTGTGTATGGGACAGTAATAATGTCGCCAGTCTTTTGATAACTCTTAGAAAAACGTTCGTCAGATGATGTAACGTCTTCAACAATATCTAAGTTATCGGTAAAGTGCATCGGGCGCAACTCACCCTTAGCTGAGTCTACCGCAATACGGTAGTCAATGTTTTTAACATCGCCGATACCATGTCCAGTAAATTGATCAACGATAAAACCATTCTTGAAACGGTCAAGACCTGTGACTCCATCCTTAATTGCTAGAGTGCTAGTTTCTTGCTCTAACAGTGTTAGAGAAACGTAGTACTCAAGATTAGAAATACGCTTTTCCAAACCACCGATATCACGCATGGTGTAACGGCGATTGTCTCTTCCAAAGATACGAATCTCTCTAAATGATTTTGTAAACGCTGGGATAGCGACAGTTGCAAGAACCATACCCTCTTTAGGGTCTTGTGGGTCTTTAGGTTGCAATGCAGGAATACCTTGGATAACAACGAAACGACCAGTAGAGTCGATAACCAATTTGTCAATACGTGGCAAATAGTAAGCGATGCTGGTGTTAAAATCTTCACCGATCTTTGGTAGCTCTGGATTGAAAGTATTTGTTCCACTAATAACTGGACGATAGTCTAACACATCATGCAGATAAATTGTAGTTGTCTTACCATCAGTACCACGAACTGGGAATGATGGAATGCTACCATAAGTGAAGTAATTATTAGCGTTGGCTATTACACCAGCATATGAATCTACAGAGAAGTAGTTACCTGAGCCAGTATGCTCAAAGTAATCATATGTAATTTGAATAGCGCCAGAAGGTGGGGATACGTTAGGTAACAATGAAATAGAAGCAGCTTGATAATGACTTACACGCTGTCCGTCATCAAAGACATATTTGTCTAGAATACTTACTGAGTTAGCAGAGATGTAAGCATCATAGTTACCTGGATTCACACGAATGTCAACGATACGTAAAACGTCAGCATGAGGTAATGTCAAGATTGCTTCGTTGACAACCTTTCTTCCTGTGAATGTTGCTGTTTGATTTAATTGCAGCGACTTAGTCTTTTCTCCAGCTGGAACACCACGTTGTAAAATACTTGTAATAAGAGTATATTGGGTGTTATTAGATAGAGAAGCAGAAATAGTTACAGTTTGTAACGAAGTATCTAATGTAATGTTGCTAGAAGTTAAGTTAACAAAGACTTTACCGACAGTTGCAAACAAAGTATAGTTAGAAAGGTCTTGAGCAGACTGGAAGAATTCAGAAGGATTCGTTAGCGTAACACTCCAAATACCTGATTCACTTGTTGAAGTGGTAATGGTACGACGAACAGTTTGAATGCTAGACTTAACGGTATCATTACCATCAGCATCTTGCCCACGCAATGTCTTTAATGTTTTAAATGCAGACGGGAACACTAGAGAATCATAACGTGCGTCTTGAATAGGTGCACGGAATATTGATAGAACACCAGTTCTATTTGTACCAACATAGTTCGCAGCCATTACTAAAGCAATATTTGAAGGAACGCCAGTCGCCAGAGTTGGATGCACTACACCAACTGGTGTACCATCAACATAAAGCATGTCGCCTTCTTTAACTTGTTCAGTGAATAGTGTACCAATACCAGCAACGTTAGGGCTACCACTTGTTACAGTACCCGCACCAAGTAGTTGATAACGTTCGCCTACTAAGTCGCAGGTAAATACATCAGTTCCTGTAGTCGCACCAGCAATAGACTTAACATATTTGGAAAAGTCATATCTATTACCGCTAGTTGGTTCGATATCCATCTGAATATCAAACAAACCTAATTTGAATTCTGTAGCATCTGAGGCATAAGAGCCAGAGCTAAGTTGGAATGCTTTAACACGAGCAGTACCGACCTTGTCACCAATTGCTGGTGGAGTACCGTCAACGTAAGTAGTAGTTACTGTAGTTCCGTTAGATATTTTACGTGGAACATCGTAGAGATATACAGTTTGGAAAGTAGAAATACTTGGATAACCGAATACATTGTTTACAGTCACAAAGTTACCAATTGGTGTTGCAATTGGATAGTCTTCTTCACGAATAATATGACCACCCTCATCACCAGTGATAGTATTTTCTCTGGCTTTGTTGAATGGAATAAATTGTGTAGCTGTTACTTCAACTTCAAAACCTTGGATATATGCTTTACCTGGATCTACAGCAACAACAAATTTATCATCATCGCCATAAATTTGATCAGCAACAATTACAGAATCAGTTGGAGTAGGTGGATAAACGCCATCACCATTGGTATTCAAATGTTCACGAGCATTTAGTTTGAACTTGTTTACTTCATAATCACCAGACTGGTCGTATGTACGACGAGCCAAAGTTTTTTCTAGTTCAGCATAAGATGCTTTTTCAATCTTGTTCTGAACACGACCCTGAACAACACGCAACAATTCAATGAAACGAATGTCATCGGTAGAATCTAGTGGTAACTTAACTAAAGATAAAGAGATCTTGTAACGGTGTGCACCTGGAGCAGCGTAGTTAGTTGAACCCTGTGAGTTATCTGATAGTGATGGTTCTTCTTCTGGAGTTACGATAGATTCTGTAACTTGGAAACCAACACGAAACGATGGAGTAGTAGTAAAACGTCCAACATATAAGTGCATCTCTTGGTTCTTAACGAAATAACCATCGATGTAATAAACACCAGCTTCAACTTCAACAGCAAAAGAGTAACCAAGTACATCAGATATTGAGTTGTTTGCGTAAGTTGTAGCAGAGACACCGTTGTCACCAAAAGACTTAACAGTAACAAAAAGATCTGAAGGTTGATCGGTTATAAGACGATAGTTGTTTGCAACGGTGTTATCGGCTGCAAAAGCAACAATAGTTTCGCCTGGGATAAAACGCTTTACTGTGCCTTCGTCTCCACCTGGAGTTTCAACTTTAAAGTAAAGCGTTGGGATATCAATATTATCGACAACGCATTCACACTCAGAGGTATCAATAACAAGAGCTTTTACGCCAGACTCAACACCAGTAACAATCTTATTGACAAACTGAGGTAAGTAATTACGAACAGTTTGAGATAAGTATACGTTATCTAACTTGGCAAAGTGAACACGGTTATCTACGTTAACAGAACCTGGAACAACCAACGAACCATTCTTAAATATGTGGTCACCGAAACGACTCACTTGTTTTTGTAGAATAGTTTGTAGTTGTGTCAGTTCACGTGCTTGTACAGCATATCCAGGTCTGAACAAGATGCGAAGATAATCGTTATCTTCGTTAAAATCATCATAATACGGTGCAACGTTAAAATTGATAGCCATTCTGTTTTCTCTTAGTTATTGATCCACTAACAATATTTATTTTACATTTCAACGATGATCTTAATGTCTTCGATCTGATCACCAGCACGGTTAATAGGACGACGGTTTTCAACGTAAATAATATCACCGCTGTCTGCAACCACATCTGGGTCAGCAATCGCAGTAATAGTACCAGTAGCTCCACTAACAGAACCAGTTATGGTTTCAGCAACTTGGAACAAACGACCAGTAGTAGTATTATTCGAGTCAACTCTAGTTTGAATATAACGTAAAGTCTTTGGAGTAGAACCCGTGTTCAAAGAAACGATACGACCTTTAGCGCCAGTAGTTCCACCAGAAATTTCTTCATCGATAGTAAACGTACCGCTTGTTGCAGTGTAACTAGCAGTTCTATTAGAAATTAAAGTCTGTGAAGAAGATACAACGGCAGTGCCAAAGTTGTATGGGTCACGAATTAAACAGATACGACGATAGTCGTTATCGATAGGGAAGTCACCAGCGCCATCATCATATTCTAAACGAACGTTCATCATAACATAAAAGCCACCCAGTTCTTCAACAGCGTCTTTACCATGACCACCCTTTGGTGAAATGATA